CTTCCATGCTCCGTACTCTGCGTCCAACGGTGCCCATCCACCAGATGGCAAACCCTGTGCCGTAAAATTTTCAATCAAGTAGCCTTTGAGTTTTTCATGGGCTTTTGGCCAAACGGGTCGAAGGTCGCCCATTCTTTTATTGATGTTTTCAAGGTTGTCATGCATTTCATCAAGACCATTTATTTTTAACTTAATGCGCACACTTAATTCGCTCATGGCACTATGCAATTCTTCGTCGCGAATACTTTTTCAATTGCATAAGTTCTGACTCCAAAAATCCGGTTTCCGCAACAGCAACATTTCGTGAGTTAAGGTCCTTGATTCCCACAACGTCATCGTGCATGTTTTGCATTTCCCTTGTTGCCGCCCGCAAAATCATAAGTTTAAACATCTTGATATTGCCACCATCAAGCCCACCCTTATAGGTAACTCTGATTATGTCATTTGCAAAGCCAGTGTAAACATCCAGTCCATATCTTCGAACGGTATATTCATTGCCGTTTGCTGTTGCGGTTCCGCCCGAAGTATAAGCACCAGTGACACCAGAATTAGCAATAGAAAAAGTATCGGTTGCTACGGAAGTTATTATCTTGGCGCTGATGTTGTATGTGGCGGGTGTTGCGTTAATCACCGTCACTGTTTGTCCAAGCGTGAATCCGTGATTTGCCGCAGTGAACGTAGCCGTTCCAGAAGAAACTGTTGCGGCAGTAATTGTTGCAGTTCGCTTTACCGCTTCGCCAAGTATCCTGTTGTTAATTGTTGGACCGTCCATTTCAACTTTTGAAACAGAAACGATTGGCGTATTCCTCAGGTAAATTGTGCTCGGCGGTGATGCGTAGGTAATGATTCCGTTTGGGTTGGAGTCCCCAAGGCCAAGTCCCTGATTGTAGAAATATGAACCCATTGGAACGTTCACGTGGTTGGCCTCGAGAACATGGGTCTCATCCACAAATTCAGTCACTTCGACAGGACGCCCAAGATAGGTTTCCATCTCACTTTGAAGACCTTGCAGAATCATTTCTGCTGCATCTTGTTGTCTTAGGGACAGAGTGATGTCCATGTAGGTAATGAGGTTAGAAAGCGTTACCAGCATTTTTTAACCTCTCAAACTGAGAATTATGATTTAGCCGCGCCGCCTGCCACGAAGTCGGTCAACCAGACCGCGACCAACTCTTTGAGCCGCTTCAACCGCACGGGAGGCAGCACGACGAATTCGACCTGCTCTGCCGCCTTCGCCACCACCAACTTCGACACTTGGCATTGTTTGTACTCCTCGCGTTAAGAAACATCGCAAACACCCTGATAAGCGACGCTAGAAAATTTTAGCACTGTTCTTGCTGTATGGGGCTACCTATCTGGATTGGGTGGCTTTTCGGCAGAAAAAGTATCCACTGCACCCTTTGGGGCCTCAATGGGAACCCACGCCCGCGAATACTTGTGTTCGGCGATATTTACGCGTTTGATGATGGTTCCATCAAGAAGAACATCCAATTCGTCATCGCTCATTGACAACAGTTGGGACAAATTATCTTCTGTGTATTTTTTGCTGCGAACCAATTTTTTAATAACTTCAGACACCCTATGTGCAACAAGTGTTCCCCTTGAGCGATTTAAACGCAGGTGAATCATTGACGCCTCGAGTGAATCGCAATCAATAATGATGCACGGAACACTGGCGATTGTCTTGCGTAATTCTTTGTTTTCTTTGACAATCATCCACCTGTGATAGCCATCAATAATTGCCATATCTCGCTTCATGACAACAATCGGCGAAATAAAACCAAAATCTGCGATTGACTTAGCCAATACTTTTAAGTCTGGTTTTAAAATATGATTTGCGTGCCAGTCGCCCTTTTTTAATTCATCAATATCAACATTTTCAATTTTCATCATTTACCTCAGCGCTGTCAACTTCTTCTGTCATTCTAATCGTATGTGATTTTGTCTTTGGTCCTATTGGAGAAACTGCAACACTGTGCGCCATGGCACCCATAAACATCTGATAAATCAATGAATAAAAGGTATATGACCTGGGGTCAAGGGCGTGCTTTTTTCTAAATTCAGAAACAAACGACTTAGCCCTAGTTGCCTTAAATTCATTAACCATAAAATCATCAATAAATTGTTTTGCTCCATCAAAACCCTTGCTGGCGTATCGTTTAATTAATTTGTCATAATCAAAAACTGACCAATATATTCGCTGAGCATCAATGTACGGAAAACACCTGACGAGTTCGTCGTAGAATTCTGGCTCAGTTCGGATAACGTCACCTATTCGACGTATGGCTATGCCATGCAGTGGAATGCCGACCCTAGTGTTACTACCAGTTATCGCTGCCCTATCGTAATATTCGCAGTATGGGAAGCCATGTTCTTCGATAATAAACTTAAATACGTCAGCAGTTTGCCAGTCGTATATGACTTTCGCAAATTTAAGAGGAATTCCCTTCTTTGATTTATATGGCGTAACGATGTAGTTTTCGTGCAGTTTTTGCACCAAAGACCGATAGCGCAGCATTGATTCGGAAGCGCGAACTCCAGTTATAAATGCGGTATTTCCTGTCTTTCCCTGCATGGTGTAATAGTCAACTATTTCAGGCGGGGGTTGCCCAAGGGGCAAACCAAAATTGGCTGCAGTTATCGCCCACGGCGGAATTTCCCTGCAAAGACGACCTTCCTTTTTTCGTAATTCACTCCACAAAATGATTGATTCGCGTTTTCCCAAAACCCAAACCTCAGACCCCTGTGGCATGCAGTACCACTCCATTTCTACCCACGGCTGATTTCGCACATAATTTACGTAGTCAATAACGAGTGGACTGACCATTTCCTCATCCCTAAAAATAACTTTGACGGGTCCCAGGTTGCGCTCTTCGTGGACCTCTTTTGCCAATAGCAAAACAGCAGTTGAATCTTTGCCGCCAGAAAATTGAACACACACCGTATCGAATGTGTCGTATACGTGCCGGATTCGTTGACGTGCTGCATCAACGCAATTTATATCTAGGAAAAGTCGTTGCCTGGTCACGCGTCTGTATGTCCGTCAATAAAGTTGATTAGTCGTTCAGCCGTTGTTTTACCATCTATCGCGGCATCATTTCTAAGCCAGCGTATGAAGTCATACCAGCGCCGCTGCTGTTCTGGGGAATCGAATACAACCTGAACCGAAACAATTGCTTGCGGAGCGGAACCAGGAACCGCAACAGCAGAGCCACGAATAGCAACTTCTGAGTGGTCTACGTCTTTTGGTGCAATCAATTTATTTTCGCCGTCATCATCTTGGGATACCAATGACACTATTTGTTTTTCTGTTTCTGTACTCTGAAGTGTCGTTGGATTAATCATGACTGGCGCTGTGTATGTTGAATTAGTCAATTCTTCATTCGCTTTGAGTGTTGCGCGCTCATCCATAGCGGCCATTTCAAATTCATCCCAGCCCAAACCATTCCAAAGGTCGCTAAAGTCCTGAGAAACCTCTGTTAGAAGTTTTTGCAATATATCGTCATCGGTGTAGCCAAGTTCCATCGTTCGGTTATCTGCCAAAGCATACGCAATCGCGCGCTTGTCGTCTCCATCAATAAATACAACCGCAATCTCATTCCACCCAAGTTGTTTGGCGGCCATGACCTGATGGTTGCCTGCGACAATCGTTGCAGTGCCGTCATCGTTTTGCTTAACAACGATTGGCTTAATCTGTCCAAACTCTTGATATGAAGCCGCAATCGCGTTTACGTCGCCCTTGCGGGGGTTGTTGTTAAGGTGTACGAGTTGGTCAATCGGAAACACCAATGATTGCAACGAGGGATGGATGTTGCTCATACCTGTACTCGCACGTTTGCATTTAGGGTTCGCAACGAATCCATCGATGTCCGCAGGGAAAGAAGTTTTTCTCGTTTTGATTTGACCAGCGCCTCAGCAATTTTGTAGTCGTAATCAAAGTCGGCCATTTTGTAGTCGGCCCACGCTTCACGCTCCTTTATGGAGCCTTTGGCTGACAGATATTCCTTTGCCCAATTGGCCTTGTACAGCGCCTCTTTTTTGGCAGCATCCTCGGCTAATTTTTCAAATGCTTCAGTTTCGCTTTCCAGTAAATCCATCATGCGCAGTAATTCCTGCTCGATTTCTACTTGACTTATCGGAGCAGTTCGGACCATCTTGTGTTTCTCCTTAATGCCTTAAACAGTGGTTCCCAATCTACCTTTTGTAAAGCCGCCAATTGGTCTTTCGACCAGGAATACCACGATTCGTTCAATTTGGCGTAAGCCATCTGCTCCAGCACCCATGCATCGCATTCATCGTGGCTGTAACCGTCCACAAACCGCATTGGAAACTGCTTTTGTAATGATGTCAAAACGTCGGCTTTATTAGA